ATCTTCATTCGCTCCAGTTCGCCCTGTAAGGCCGCTTTCTTTTCTTTGGCCTCCCAGACACTCAAGGGTTTAGTCGAAAGCGTGGCGGTGCCATTCCGCGCAAATGCGGTGCCATTGCGGTTCTCGTTGGCTTTCCATCGCTCGCCAAAGGCTTTGAGCGCGTTGCGCCAGTTCCGAAACGGCTGTCCATCCTTGCCGGTCCACTCCCCGTCCGGGCTGATTGGTCGGGCCTCACATTCGTGAAAGAATATTTCAGCCAGCCTTGCCTCGACGCCCATCATGCTCGCGGCGGTCCGCACCTCCTCGAGGCTTGGGCTTTGTATTACATTATATTTCCTTTCCTTACCTTTCATTACATTAGGTAGAGCGTGTGCTGTAGCCTGTGCTGTAGCGTCAGCTGTAGCGTGTGCTTGAGCGTTTGCTTTTTTGGCTTTGCCGCCGCGGCTGCCGCGGTCGCGCATGTTCTTCGCAAACTCCTCTGTTTTAGTGGGATAGTGAAAGACGAGCAGATCGTCCCCAATCCAGTTCCACAGCATGGTCTGCTTGTTGACCTCCTCGAGGGTCACGCCGGCGACCTGCTGCCATTGCCGGTCTTTCCAATCGCGGCATGCGCGGATGATGCCGCTGTTCTCCTGGTCCGCGCAAAAGGCCAGCAGGCAGAGCCACGTGGCGCGGTCCACCGGATCGGCCCCCAGAAAGTCTGGGGACCGGAGCACGGCGATTTCGATGTTGAGATGTTTCATTTGAGTAAGTCTTTGAGTTCGATTTCGAGGCGGGCATCCCCGCTCCGGGCTTTGGTTATGATGAGTTGATCGATCAGCGCGTCATCCTTGAGCCAGCCGGCGGGGACCAAAGCGTCCAAGACGCCCTTGGCCAAGTTGTCCACGTCCGGCCTCACGCCATGGGTTTTCTCGAGCGGCCTTGCCTTCACGGGTGCGAACCAAAAGCGGATCGTCACCAGCACCGGCCAATCGACGGGTTTGCGTGGCGCATGCCGGCGGAGTTCCGCGACGAGACGGTCCTTGGCGTCCTGCACCTTTTTCTTGGTGTAGAACATGACCTTCCCGCCGCGGACCATGACCCCTTTTTGCTGGGCGGTCGCGGTGTCCGGCTGGCCCTGGATGACGGCCTTGATCACGCGGCCACCCCTTTGTAAACCGCCAGCGCACGGGCGTGAGCCTCTTTGCGGCTGGCATGTTTCCATCCGGCCCGCTCGATGATGCCACTGCGGAGCGCGGCCATGAACCGCGCCCCCATGGCATTGGCCTTGGGCGGATTGCCCACCCAGGCGCGAACATCTTCCGCGGTGAATTCCGTTCCGCTCCGGGCCATGGAAACAATGAGGCTGTCGGCCTCCTGCTTCCACTGGTCCGGCGTGGCCTCGTTGACCAGCGCCATGCCCTGGTCGCGTAGTTCGGTGCCGGTCATTGTGCTTCCTCCTCGATGTCCAAGGTGGGATTGGGAGCGGACCGGATCTGGTCAACGCGGGCCGTGAGCCAGCGACCATTGTCTTCACGTGCCACCGTGAAATAGTCGTTCTCACCGCCGCCGCAATCGACGCCGTATTGAATGCGACAAGCGCATGCAACGCCGTCCACGTAGACGCGCTCTTTGACAGGCCAGACGGTCATGGCTCGTCCTCCTTGAGCACCGCGGCCTCTTTCATCTTTTTGACCGTTTCACCGCCCCAGACTTCGACCAGTTCAAGCATCGCGCCGAAAGCGTGATGCAGGATTTCCCACTGCTGCTCCATCTTGTAAGCCAACTCGAGCGGGACCATGTATTCATCGCGGCTTCGGCCCATGCGGGCTGCCTTGTATGTCAGACTTTCCTCGGGAAGGTCGCGTAGTTTCATAGCAAACCCTCCGCTTGTTTCTGCATCCACGCCGGCAGACCGATGACCGTGATCTCCTCGGTAAATCCGGGCCAGCTGTTCTTCTCGGTGCAATCGCGGACCCGGGCCAGGTCGCGCTGATACTCGGCGCGTCCCAGTTCGATAGCTTCCTGCGAGAGCGAATAAACCGCGGTCGCATACGGGGCCTCTTTCTCGACCACGATGAAGACGAAGTCACTTTTATCGATACCAACCAGCCGGCACAGATCGATGTAATAGGCCGCCTGCACGTGGTAGCGGAATTTGCCAAGGCTCCGCTCGAATTCCTGCGGGTCCGCGGACGCCGAGGTCTTCAAGTCGGGTATGACACTTCCGCCCACCAGAGCGTCGAGACGCGCCTTGCGGATCGTCCCGTGCTCATCCTCCGCGAAGAGACACTGCTCGGTCTTCGCGTTGGTAAGGATGCGCTTGGCCATCGGATGCGCCCAGACAGAGCGCACCATCCCGTGGATCTGGTTGGCCTCGTCCTGGGTGATGATCGGGGCGGTCTGCTCCGCTTTCCACGCCTTGCCCTCCTTCGTTGTGAAGAGCATGCCCTCGGGTTTGACCACGTACGCGCCGGCCATGGTGTCCGGCTCGAGCACGGCCCGATGGACCAAGCTGCCGAGACGCATGGCGGGCGTCTGCACGTTTTCGACTAACCCATCTCGACGGGCCTTGTAATGCGCCGGCGTGCGGGGTGCGGCAATCCAATCCAGATCGCTTTTGCTGATGCCTTCGGCTCGGCGGTAAGACGCCTCGGCCATGGTGAGGACTCCGGTTTCCATTAGAGCAGTTCCTCCTGCTTGATTTGGTTGGAGAGCACCGCGATGTCTTGAACGAGATCCACAATGGATTCCGGCTCGGCATCGGGGAGCACCAGGTTGCTGGCCACCTCGCGTCCGCGGGCGGGCTTCATCGGCTGGTAGTCGCTGACCTCTTCGCTGATGCCCACGCCACGGAGCGCGTCCGGGAAGGCATCGCGGAGGGCGAAGCTACGGGCACGCATCTGAAGCATGCGCTTGGGATACGCGGTCCAAGGACCGGACCTGCCCCACAGCTTGGCACGCTTGGCATCCTCCTCGGAAAACGTCCGTAGCGTCAGCTTGGGCGTCTTGTCTTCGCGGCGGATGAAACGCCAGACTTTGCAGACCGCGGTATTCGTTTCCGCCACGTGCGTTTCCTCGATGCCACCCCACAGCTGATGCGCCATGGCCAAGGCCAAAGCGCCATCGCCAAAGAGCGAGGGCCGGCCATTGATGACCGCGATGGTTTGGAGGGCCTGCATCGGAGGAAGGCCGATCTCGAGGCCGCATTGAATCGCCACCATCACCTGCTCCGGTGTCTGGAAACTGGAAGGAGCCAGACCGGAGTTAACGATAGCGCGGCAAAACCGCCCCATCTCGTCCATGCTGCGAAGCTGCACCCCGCTCGCACTGAACGCGACTTCCACGCGCTTGTTGTCTTCTTTCACGGCGAGGTCGCTCATCCGCGCACCCCTTTCTCGATGAGGATTTCTGCCAACCGCGTGGGGCTGCTCGCCCACGCCACCAGCCGGCGAAAGGTCACCGTCTCGTAGACCGCGGCCCTCACCCTCGGGAGCGGGGGAAGGTTGACTGTCTGCACCACCGGACGCCACGCCTGGAAGCGGGCGAATTCCAGTTTGCACTTCTTTGCGGGCCGGTCCGCCTCGTTGTAGCGGGCCAGATGTTTCGGGTTCTGCCGGTCCTCGAAATAGAGGCTCGGATACTTCAACGCCAATCCCGCCAGATGGTGGGAAAAGAGTTGCAGCTGCGTTTGTTCTGTGTTCATTTTTCACTTGGTTCTGTTATTGCATTGGCCGGTCACCGGGGGACGCTCCGGTGGCCGGTTTCGTTTTGGTTGCGCGTCCCTAAAGTTTTGTGCGGCGGTTCTCTTCACGGCGAAGGAGCCAGCGGTGCCAACGGTGCTGTTCTTCGCACTCGTCGTAACCGCGGCAAAATCCCACCGCGTAAGCACCCATCACGGCGCAAAGCGCCATGAAGGTCAGCATGCTGATGATGTAGTAGTCCATATGGGTTCCTATTGTTTGTTGAGCCAGCGGCGGCGTCTGCGAGATACCGCGCTGATAAATGTCATAGGCCGGTCATGCACATCGATGCCTCGGGACTTGAGCCACTCGTAGATCTCGAGGTAGCTGAAATGTTTCGCCCGGAGTTCGTTGACCGCGGGCATCCAGGATTCGATGACGCGCCGTTGGCCCTTGCCCTTGACGTTGCGCGGCAAAGTGCCACGCGCTTCTTCGAGCAGCTGGTCGGTGCTCATTTCGCGGCCAGCTGGGTGATGAGCAACTCGCGGATCAACGCGGACAAACTCATGTCCTGCTTGAACGCGAAACGCTGGGCTTTCTTGAGCAGATCCGGTGGCAATGAGATGCCCGTGGGCCGGACTTTTTGCGAGGTGGGTTTCCTGCGGTTGGCCATATCGAAGCGCCAACTCTTGCCAAACCTTTAACAAGGTTCAAGCGAAAAGATGGGCAGAATACCCCATGCCGAAAACTTGTTAACTTTTGGTATTGTGCGAAGGTAAAACCATGAATCCCAAAAAACCCACGCACCTAAAGAGCGTCCACGCCGGCATTTCGATGGAACCCGCGCTGACCAAACGCGCCAAGGCCCAGGCCAAGGCCCAAGGCTTTAGCTCGCTATCCGCTTACGTGCGGTTCGTTCTCACCAAGGCCCTCAATGACGCGGCTGACGCGGCGGAGATAAAAGGCAAGAAGCACCAAGCAGCTGCCAAAGGCAAACTGCCCCCACGCAAGTAGTATCAATAACTTATTCACGCCCCCACGTTATCGGCGGGGGTCGGACATCGGTAGTCCTATGTGTGAGTTACTTTTTCTGGGCCGCCGCTTTCTTCCGGGCATTCAGCCGGCACCGCCGGCGCGTCTTCGAGGCATACCGCTCATTGGTCGCGTAATATTCCCGCTTCCGCTTGTTCTCCTTCTCCCGGAAGCCCCGCTCGCCCTCGTAGCGTTCGCGGTATCTCTCCCTCATGTATTCTTTGCGCTGATCGGGATCGGCGTAAGGCATAGTCGAAAGATACAACGCGCCAATGAAGTTGAAAGAGGCAAATGTGTGATAATTTGGTGGGCTAACTCGATGGGTTTTTGCCAGTTCTACAGAGAGAGAGGCGAGGGTCGGAATCGAACCGACGCTCGGGGCCAGCCCTTCTGTTACAGAGTAAAACGCTCGAAAATTTACCACATTAACCACTATTGCATGTACAATTTACTGTGCTAACTTTCGCCCTATGGCCTCGCTGACCACCATGCCCAACTCTCCTTTCTGGCTGGCCCGCATGCGCGTCTGGGTGGCGGCACCGGATCACCCCCAAGGCGGGTTCTGGCGTCAGACCATACGCTCCACCAAGTTGCCACTCAAGACCGCCCGCCGGACCGCCCAGCGCGTGGCGGACGAGATGGAAGCCGTAGGCCGAGAGCTACGCTCCGAGACGCCGGACAGCGTGTGGGCGCAATCGCGCTTGGATGCCCTGCTACGGGCCGCCGGCATGTCCGCGGCCAGACGGCGCTCGACGTGGGAAAAGGCCGCCCAGGGCTATCTGGCAGCCAAGACGGCCAAGACTCGCAGCATGGAGAGCTACCGCAAACACGTGGCGCACTTCGCAGACTTCCTCGGGCAGCGCACCCGCCATGACCTCCGGTCCATAACGCCAGAGGATATAAGCGAGTTCTACCACGGCATGACCAAGCGCGGCCTGTCCACCAATACCGCCCAGCAAGTCACCAAGACCATCCGGGCCGTCTTCACCCGCGCCATGCATTTGCGAAACATCGAGGCCAACCCCGCGGCCCTCTTCCGCATGAGCGCGGACGCCACGCCCTCGGGACGCAAAGCATTCAACCAGGGCGAGATTGCGGCCATCCTCAAAGTCGCCCAAGGCGAATGGCGCACCTGCATCCTGTTCGGCCTCTACTACGGCATGCGCCTCGGGGACGCCCGCCGGCGGTCCTACGAGGAGATCGAGGACGGCAACCTCCGGTTCCTGCCCGAAAAAAAATCCCGCCTCGGCAAGGTGGTCACCGTCCCGCTCATGGGCGAGCTACAGACGCTCCGCGGCCAGGGCCTCATCACCCCTACCCTCGCGGCCATGGAGCACGGCACCGCCAGCAAACACTTCTCCCAGCTGCTCGACCGCGCCGGCATCGTCCGCGTGAAGACCACCAAGCGAGGCGAAGGCCGCGGCCTTACCGACAAGACCTTCCACAGCTGGCGTCACACCACCAATTCCCTGCTGGCCGAGGCCGGCATCGATCAGCGCGTCCGCCAGCTGATCTGCGACCACGATTCGGTCCGCGTCAGCAACCGCTACACGGCGGTATCAATTGATACCATGGCCAAGGCCATCACCAAGGCCATCAGCGTTCCCGAGCGGGTATAGCGCCAAAACGGCTACAGAGACGGCGCGGAAACGGCGACCCGAAGGGGTATAGAGCGGGAATGTTGGTGGCGGTGGCGGGACTCGACACCCGCTGTGTTACATATTGTGGTGTTATTTTGTAACGCTCCATTGTCTGGCCGCGTGTCCCCTTCCACGCCGCACCGCCAAATCATTTTCGAGTGACTACGCTGCCCAGTTGACGTTCACGCCCCGGGTATCGAGGTGGACAAAGTTCCGGTATAGCCCCAGCCCGCCCTTGTATTTCCCGTCCCGCCGCATCTCGAGCAGGATCTTGTAGAGGGCCGCCGGCTGCTCGGTGCCGAGATCCAGCGCACAGAACCTCATGTGCTGGCTTGCCCTGGCCCCGCCAATGCGCCGGTTGTACGCCGGCGAGCGGTAGGCCGAAAGAACGCGGATCGGTTTGCCCAGCTTTTCGCGGGCCTCATCGGCCACCACCGCGGTAGGGATCATGTTCTTCCAAAGCGATTGCGGCGGCGGAGTATTCAGCCCCAAGGTCGCATCGCTCGACCCGCGGAAAAACAATTCCTCCGCCGTGAAGTGCTTCACGCCGGCAACATTCAACATTGCTCGAAATGCATGCATCAGAATTCCGCCTTTCCTTTCATCCAGAACCTCCGCGCTTTCAGATCCACGTCCAATTGCAGCGAGGAAAGCAGACGCTGCCAAAATGGCCGCGGGTCCTCCGGTTCTGGTTGCTTCGTTATGAATTTGGCAAGGCCCGCCGGACTTCCGTATAGGTCACCGGACCGGCATAGCCATCCACCGGGGCGTTCACCACGGCCTGGATCTTTTTCACCCCGTTGCTCTGGGCCGCGTTGGTCGCGTAATTGATCACGCTCACCAAGGCGGCCATCAAAAAACCCGTGACCGCCGCGGGGTCGATATGGCTGGCCAAGGTAGGATCGTGCGCGGCCACCCGCGTCACCGCGGCGGCCACCAAGGCGGCAATCGCCGGCGTCAGCAGGCTGCCACCCTTCGAGACAAGGAATCGGAGGATGAAGGATTTCATTTGAGTAATTTCACGCGCTGCACCGCGCTTTCGATAGTCCACCGGAGCAGCGATTCGGTGGCGGAAATTCCTTGGTCCAGTGCCGCCCTCTTGAGCGAGAGCAGTGCTTGGTCACGCTTGGCCCCGCTCGGCAGGTCCGTCTTGTTCAGATTGCGAACCACGTCCACTGCAAGCGGCAACAAGGCCGTGGCCCCGGTGCGAAAAATATCGCGCAGCAGCGGAAGGTAGAAATTCCACAAGGACAACGAGATCCCTGCGAGTTTGGCGAAAAAAGCGTTCATAGTTTTCGACTAATCCTCCGCGGGTTGATCGGGTCCGGCAAGTTGCTTTTCGATGGTTTGCATGATTGGCAAGATGACTACCGCGGCATTGGCTCCGCCGGACCGGATGGCCGCATCGAGAGATTGCTGCACGATCTTGGCTTCCGCCTCGGTGAGCGTGACGGTCTTATTCATTGGGCTGCTCCTGCTGGCTGGCCAAGTAGGCTTGGGTCGCCGGAATCGCGGCGAGGACTGCGGCGAAAGCGGCGGCGAGTTCTGGGACTGCCTGCATGATTTCGGGCGTCAACGGCGCGGTCATCTTCTGGACGAGCGAGCCGTTGGCCAGTTCGCCGTCTGCGGTTGCGGGCAATAGCTCGACGCTGATGCTGCCGGAATCAGCGGTCGGCTGGATGGCGTTGAGGCTGTAAACGTGGAGCCTGTCGTAGACCTTGGCGGCTACGGCTGGCGTTTCGATGGGTGTTGGGTTGGTTAACATAAAGCGTTAGGCGATGAGGCCGAGTTCTTGCAGGCGGTCGATGATGTCGTTGATCGCGGTGCGGGCTTCGGTGTCGATAGTGCCGCCGCCTGCGGGGTCGGCTACGGTCGCAGGACGATCCACTGGCGGTGCTCCGTAGAATCCAAGCAGCGAGGAAGTCGCGCTGCCGATCTTGATGCCGCGCAGAGTGCCGCCGCCGCTTCCTGCTTCAGCGTCCAAAATAAATTCGTTGCTGGCCCAGCGGAGATTAAGTCTTTCCCAGCTTGTCGTGCTTGTGTGGGTATTATAAATCCGAAGGCTGTGGCTATTTCCGGCATTCCGCATTGCCAGAACGAAATCTTCTTCAGTTCCTAACCGTGCGCCAACGCCACCGCCGTTTCCGTTATAAAACAAAAGTCCTCCCGAATTTCCGGCTGTTCCAGAAAGATACCCAAACGTGCTTATTCCGATAGTGGGTGATCCTGTGATACTTCCCGCGTAATTTGTCAGCGAGTTAAGCACTCTTATGGTTCCAGAGACAGGGATTCGCATTCTTGTGCTGCCATCACTTTGAAAATCAAGATCCCTCGCCGTCCCGCCGCCCGATCCTTTCTCCGTGCCGATCTGAAACACGTTGCTCGACCAGCGCAGGAAGCCGCGTTCGTGGTTATTTGCATCCGTGAAGGTATTGTATATTCGGAAGGTTTGGGCGTTGGCTGCGTTTTGCAACGCGAGGGTGTTGGCCGCGTCACGGCGTAGGATTAAATCTGTGGTAGCTCCAACCAAGTTAGTGCCAGACGCCCACGCATACGCAGAATCTGATCGAACATATACACCGTTACCACCAGAATTTACGACAAGTGCAACGCCTCCATTTGCTATGATTGATGCTTGAGATGTGGAGATCGCGCCTATTCCTGTGTCTGCCGTGCCGAAAAGCGCGTATGGATTAGAACCAATTCTAGCGAGACGTATTGCCGATGCGCCTCCGACCATACAATCAAGAAAGCGTGAGCCAGTTGCGCTCGCCGTGTTTGTAATATCAATATTAGCCCCTGTAAATGTCACAGCCGCATTGTTCCATGTCTGACTCAAGGAAAGCACAGGCGCGGACGCCGTGAGCGTGCCGTTGTTGGCGGTGAGCGTGGTGAATGATCCGGCTTGTCCAGAAACCATCATTTGCCCGTTGCCAGCCGGTGCGCCCACGGTGCGGACGGTGGAAGTGGGCAGGCCGGACAAATCAAATTTCAGTTCCTTGGTGGGGTCAGTCGAGTTATACAGTTCCCAATTGGCATCTGCATTCACCTCTGGAAAAGATCCGAGATAAGTCCAATCCGCGGCCACGCCGTTGTTGGCCACACGCACATACAGTCCCGCGGGCCGTCGAGAAATTAGCCACAGGCCGGAACCCGCCTTGGCAAGGAAAACGGAGTCGAGGGCCGGTGTTCCAAGGGTGACAGGTAGCAAGGAACTGTCAGCCACCACCCCGTCAATGTAACTCGCACCTCCACCGACAAGGTCGAGTTGGCCGGTGATCGGATTGTAAGCGTAGTTGCTCACGTCCAGTGAACGAAGGCCGGCTGTCCCGCGCCGTTGCCCGAGGTGTTCCAGATGATGTTCTTCGTCGCAATCAATCCGCTCGGGGTGTTGGTCGAAGTGTCAAAGCCACTGTAAAAGGCAATCGCCGTGACCTGGGCGCTGGTGTTGTACGTGAAACCCTCCGCCTTGGTCCCCGAGGGACGGTCCGGCGACATCAGAGCCGGCTTCCCGTCTGGCCCCATGGCCACCGCCACCACCTGGCTGACGATGCGGTTGTAGTCTTGGAATTTGATCTCACTCATGGCAGGCGGCCCTTTCTACGCGGAGGCATGTTTCGGATGATCGAGACCAGCGAGGCCACGCCACAAGCCACCCCGATCCCCACGCCGGCCACCCGGAGGATCAACTCGAGGTGCGACATAAAAGTCACCAAGGCCCCGCCAAAAGAAGCGAGCATCCCAGTGAGGCCCTTGAACAAAGGACTGAAAGTGTGGCTTTCGTGGATCATTGCGTGATTTCCATCCAAGCTGAATAAATTCCTGCCCCGGCACCGCCGCTTCCATTTGTTTGTGTCGAAAACATGCCGGCTTCCCACGCGCTTAATCCAGCTGCGCCATTGTTTGTGGGGCCGCCCATGATTGTGGCGTTGGTGATGAGTGTTGGAGATAATCCATTAAGGCCAATGCTAACGCGGATCTCTCCATTGGTTTTGTTTTGCTGCACTCCGATAGTATACCAATCAAACCAGTTTCCAATATTCACCCAAGGTCCGTTGGTTGCTGAAGATCCGTTGTGTGCGATCAAACGCAAACGATTGGTTCCCACTCCGCCGCTTTCGCCCGCAAGACTGATCTCAAACCCAACGGCTCTGTTCGTTGGATAAATGCCATAATTTGTATTCACTGTGCTATTTCCAGCAACAAAACGGAGGACATCGGTTCCGCGAGGAATAACATCTATCACGCACCAAAACGCATGGCTGTCGCCCGCCCATATTGTTCCGGCCCCAGCCGATGGTCGCCCGTTGGCTGTTTGCATCAATCTTATAGATGCAGATGAATTTGCATTAGTTGATTCCAAGGTAAATGACGCTTGTGAATTTGTTACATTGGCCATTCCGCCTTGGCTTGTGTGTGTAGACAGATTGGCAAAAGTAACATTGCGCCTATTAGCGTTCAGTTGACCGTTTGCATTCCAAAAGTTGACAGGACGCTGCACAACCCCACTGTCATCGACCATAACCGATTTGAGTTGAGCCGCGCATGTGGATGCCAATGCCAGCAGGATAAGAGCAATGCGTTTAAGGATCATAGGATGCTAATGGTTTCCATGAGCCGGCGGCCCGGACATAGAGTGTGGTTGAGGAATCTCCGTTGGTGCGAAGATACAAAGATCCGTTGGGAGCGGAGGCCGCGGGCGCGTCAGCACCAACCAGAATATTAGCAGAAGGCGCATCGATTGTTCCGCCCAGGCCAAACTGCTTACTTGTCCACCATTCTCCTTCGTTAGCCGTAGCCACCCGCAAACCGCTTAACAGTCTGTTTTGCTTGTCTCGAATACCAAGCCCAACACGGGCCACGCTTTCCCCGAGATCCATTGGCATCTGAATAATATGCTGGCCTTGTTCAACCGCATGAAAATTATACGTTTTTGACACTTGCAACAGTACGCCAGATCCAGATGTTCCCCCGCTGTTCAATACGTCGATTGTAAACGTGCTTCCAGTTGGGACCGATTGAATTTTCACTGCGGCAGTGCTAAAGTTTAGCATGTTGGCGCTATTAAAGCCTTCCGGGTATCGCATAATCACCCAATCGCCCACCTGTAGTCCGTGATTTTCTGGCGTTACTCCGTCCGCAGCGTAATAAGTCACCGTGGCAGTTGTTCCGCTTCGGTTATAGCTGGCAGTATTATTCATAACGCCAGATCCTTGGTCCCCGTGAAAACCAAGATAACTGCCGTCATTACCATTTGTCCTGCTTATTAACCGCACACCGTTGACATGATTAAAAGAGCTATCATCAAACCATGACAGCACGGTCTTTCCGCCAATAGTTACGTTGTCTTCATAGTCATCTAATTGCGTACGTTTGTACTCCAAGTCGGTATTGCCATTGTTGACGGATACGCACTTGTAAAACGTGCGGCGGTATCCCAATTGCTTGCATCCGCGCAAGCTCATGCGCGGGAAATCAATGTCTCGAAACGCAAAAATAAACGGATGGGTGCCTCCGTGCGTGTCATTGGTGAATACCCCGTAGTCTATGTTGAACGAGCCGCCGGATATCGTTAAAATAGCAGGACCAGCAGCGGTAAAGCATCCATATTCAATCGCTGATCTGTTGGATGTCGCCAATGGATAAGGCCATCCGCTTGTAATAGACCATGGATAAGTCTGGCGTTGTCCTTCGACTTTGCACCCGATCATCGAGGTGTTTACATGAGAAAGGTAGCCCGTACGCAAAAACACATTGTTTCCATCGCCAGAGGGCTGAAGCAGCGTGTTGACCCCACTTTCCATCCAATAAGCAATATCATTGGCGTTGCTCATGCAATTTTGCACAACTTGGCCAGGAGTTCCTTTCCACACTGCTATACCAGCGCCGGTAAAGCAATTTGTATAGCAATTGTGAATATACGCATTTTCTCCGCCGTTTACGCAAATGCCATTGTTAGATGGCAAGCCAAGCAGAACCGGAGCGTTGCTCACCGTGCTTGATATATTAGGAGTTACATAAATGTTATTTCCACTCCTGCTCACATACGTGTAAACCGTATCGCTTCCAGATAGCTTATATTTTGCACCTGGATAATAATTGATCCAAGGACTTGTGGTAAGTGTGAAATAGTTATTACCAGCAGTTGCGTTTGCCAGCATGTTGAACGCACTGCCTGGGCCAGACTGAAACAAAGGCATTCTGTAAAAAGTCAGTGCTGCCGTTTGAGTTACTCCGTATGGATATGGATCGCTTCCGTTGTAACCATTCAGTGTCAGACCTTCTATTTTTAGATTGGCATCATACCCAGCAAACAGTTGAAACGGAATGTTGTCGTTACATTGAGTCCGGCAAAGCCAGATATGGGAAGATTCAATAAGGTTAAATTGACCTTTGAGTCCTGTCATCGGACTGATATTTGCTCCGTTGTATCCTATAAGGTGAGTATTCGGTCCAACGATAATCGGTCGGCTGATGCGATAATCTCCGCGTGGAAAAATGACCGGACGGTGTCCACCAACAAAAAACAGTTTCGGAATATTTTTCCCGCCCCAAGCAAATGTGTCTGCGCTTGCCGAAAGCTGCACCTCGGTGTTCGCAGGAGCATTTAGCGTGGAAGCATTTTGCTGAAGTTCGGGGTGATTGCTTCCCGCGGCAATCGCCCTTTGAATGGCCAGCCAGCTATCGGTCGCTCCTGTAGGATCGGCACCGTAATCCAAAATATTGATGTAATCAGAAAACCGATCAGCAATAAATCGAGGCGTGCTCGATCCTGTGGATGTGATGGGTCCAACCGCAATGCTTGGCGCGTCTTGCCAAGATGGAGCGAAGCCACCACCAGGCGCGGAAAGGAGCTTCTGGGTAGTGCCACCAGGATATTGAGGCAGCTGTCTATTGTCTTCCCACGCAATCGTTCCGTTATCGATACCAAGCAGCTTTTTCCCACTACCGGCGTTGGGCAGATCGTTGGGATTGTTCTGGGTTTCGGGGACCTTGAGGGCGCGGTCGGCCAGACGCTTGGTCTGCTGGGCGATCATGGTCAGCTTGTCCAGAGCGCGTTCGTGGCTGGCCGCGGGGAAGTCGCCCCCCTCTTGGTAGCTGGTGGTCTGGGTGGCGGGGACTTCGCGGAAGATGGTGACCTTGCTCGAGGTCGGGACCGCGGCGGTTGTGGTGAGGCTTCCGCCGTTGGGGTTGGCGGCCCCGGTGACGTTGAACCCGCTGCCCAGGGCGAGCGTGGTATCGACGTTAGTGGACGAAGTCACCACGCACTTGATGTGCGCGTTCTCGAAGAAAACGAAGGGAATGGCATAGCTCGAGGTGGTCGAGTTGTTGCCATTGTATTGAATCCGAGATGTGTCGTTTTGGAGAGCCATGGGATTAGTCGAAAATAGTGCAGCGTTGCGTCAGAGGGACAAGCGGATTATTCGGGATTCTCCGCGTTTTCCATCGCGCCCACGATGGGTTTGGCGAAGTTGAGCAGGGCCGCGGGCGCGGCGAGCGTGGGGTTGAAGCTGGCGAAGCGGAGCAGGTTGTTCCACTGCTTGAGCATGGCCTCGGGGTCCGAGGTGTTGAACGTATTGTCCCAGCCTTTGATGGAGCGGATGCCGCGGTCGATCATCTCGTTGGCCGGATCGGTCGATTGGAATGTCATTTCACCAAATGCTTCGCGCACCACGGTCGAACCCACGGTGCCCACCAGCATATACCCGGAGAGCGGGGCCAGCATCATGGCCATGGCATAGCCTTCGAGCGTCCAGATCTCATCGTCCGGCTCGTCGCTGAACCAATCGCGGTAGAGGTTGGCCATCGTCTGGGTGACCACGGCCATGATCATCAGCGCGGAAATGGTGCTGGCACCTTTGCCCCGCTCGCCTTCCTTGCCCAGCTGGCCGATGGCCTCGGCAAAAAGAGCCGTCTTCAAACGGGCGTCCGAGAGGAACATCATGTAGACCTTTTGAAGCATGTTGCCCTGCACTTCCCGGAGCGACCGGCTGGTGATGTCGATTGGCTGACTGTAGTTGAAGACCGCCTTGTCCATGGCGTCGAGGGCGGCCTGCTCGGCCATGGCATCAGACGCCTCGGCTTTCTTGGCCTTGTTGTAAGCGTTGCGATAGACGATGGCCGCGGTGAAGCTGGTGAGCGCGGCATCGGTCATTTGCATTGGAATCATGGACTTCTGGGCGGCCCAGAGGAGCATGCTCGGGCGGACCGCGGCCCGCTCGAACACGTAGCGCACCTCGGGC